TGTTTGGTGGATTTAACCGAGGTGAACTAAACATTTTTGCAGGCGGATCAGGTGCAGGTAAAAGTTTGTTCTTACAGAATCTTGCTGTGAATTGGGCCACTACTGGTTTGAACACATTGTACATAAGTTTTGAATTAAGTGAAGCGTTAACAGCTATGAGATTAGATGCCATGATCACGGGCATTCCAACTAGAAAAGTATTTCCAGAAATTGATAATGTTGAAATGAAAGTAAAAATGATGGCTAAGAAATCAGGAAACTTACAAATCAAATATCTGCCAAGTGGAAGCACAGTGTTGGACGTTAAATCTTATATTAAAGAATTAGAACTAAAAAACAAAAAGAAAATTGATTGTATCTTGATTGACTATTTGGATCTCATGATGCCTAAATCAAAAAGAATAAGTCCAGCAGATTTGTTTATTAAAGACAAGTATGTGTCAGAAGAACTTAGAAATTTGGCGGCAGAAAGCAACATGCTGATGTGTACAGCATCTCAGTTGAACAGAGCTAGTGTTGAAGAAATTGAATTTGATCATTCTCACATTAGTGGCGGTCTTAGTAAAATACAAACAGCAGACAACGTGTTTGGTATATTTACATCAAGAGCCATGAAAGAACGTGGCAGATATCAAATACAGTTTATGAAAACAAGATCATCTAGTGGTGTTGGTATGAAAATAGATTTGGAGTTTGATGTTGACACATTGAGAATAAGAGACCTAGCAGAGGATCAAGAATATCAACAGTTTAAAAAACAATCTTCAACTATCTACGATTCCTTAAAACAAAAAAGCAAGGTGTCGTCTGATAAACCTAAAGAACCAGATCCAACTAAAGGTGATAATATTGGAAAAGTTAAAGCCACTGTAGAAGGCGGAAAACTGAGACAACTGTTAAACGAACTGCACTCGGATGAAGAACAGTAATGATATTTTATATTTGTACGAAAAATTAAGTACAAACTATCCGCAATACACAAACAAAAAACCAAAAGCAAAAATTTATTCTAAAGCATATACAAGTTTAATAGGGGTCATGCTATCTGCACAAAGCCAAGACAAGAGAACGGCTGTGGCTTGTAGACAGTTGTTTAACCTTGCTGACAATCCAGATGATATGATAAAATTGTCTCGAGAAGAAATTATTGAAGCAATCAGACCTGCAGGATTACACAATGCTAAAAGCAAAAACATTCTTGCTACAAGCAAAATGTTGTTAGAAAATTTTAATGGACGTGTGCCACAAACACAAAAAGAATTAATGACATTGCCGGGAGTTGGTAGAAAAAGTTCTGACATTGTTATGAGATTTGTTTGGGGCCAACCACACATAGCAGTTGACACACACGTTTTTAGATTATTATGGAGATTGGGTTGGGCAGATAATCTTAACGAATCAAAAGCAAGTATAACCGTAAACGACACTACACCTGACAAATACAAGTACGGCGCACATATGTGGTTGATAACACATGCCAAACTAGTTTGTAGATCAAGCTCACCTGATTGTGTTGATTGTGTAATACAATCGGTATGTGACAAAAGAGACATCAATGTTCCAAAAAGCAAACTACGAGATCACCAAAAAACTCCACTATAATTCCTACATTAGATAATTAATATTGCTCAAGGCAAAAACAGGCAAACTAAAAAAACATAGGCAAATGAAAGACAAAGAACTAAACGACATAACAAGGCTATACGATAGATTTATTAGGCAATGTCCAGGCACAGAAGAATACACGCAAAGGCTTGCTGATGAAACTCGCATCATCCTTCAACTACGTTTCGTAGACTACTTCATCCAAATATGTGACATACTAGCAATTACGAGAGATATCACCCATATGACTCGTGGTTCGGCTGGTTCGTCTTTGGTCTGTTATCTACTTGGCATAACAGATGTGGATCCTGTGAAGTGGGGCATACCCGTTGCACGATTCTTAAATCCTACCAGAGATGACTTACCTGATGTTGATATTGATTTCCCCCATTATCGTCAGGGAGAAGTCATGAACAGAATATTCAAACAATGGCCCGGACGCTCGGCTCGTATATCAAACTACGTGCTTTATAAGGATAAGTCGGCTAAGCGTGAAGCGGCTAAACGTTTGGGTGCAAAAGGTAGACTCCCTCGCAGATTCACATACGAATCAGTTGGTGTTGATCCCGTAGAAGCAAAACGGATTGAACGTAAACTGATGGGCAAAAAAAGATGTATATCAAAACACTGCGGAGGCATAATAATGTTTGGAAGACAATTACCAAAAAGTTTGTTCACAGCGGAAAATCAAATCCTGCTGGACAAAAATGAAGTTGAAGATTTAGAACACCTAAAAGTTGACATACTGGCCAACAGAGGACTTAGTCAGTTATTAGAAGTTGATCCTTGTACAAGATTAACAGACTATCCTGAAGAAGACAAAGCCACGTCTGATTTACTTTGTAGAGGTGATGTGCTAGGAGTTACTCAAGCAGAGTCTCCGGCCATGAGAAGACTGTTTAGAGCAATACAACCAAAGTCAATGAAAGACTGTGTGTTTGCAACTGCACTAGTAAGACCAGTGGCAGTGTCAGGCAGAAAAAAAGCAACAATGTTTCATGATTGGGCTCAAGAAAAAATGGAAGATACTATTGTTTATGAAGACGATGCTATTGATAGAATATCAGAAGTCTTAAAAATTGACAAGTATGAAGCAGATATGTATCGTAGAGCTTTTGCAAAAAAGAACGAAGAAAAAATTTTAGAATTTACAACTAGACTAGGCAATCATCCTAAGAAAAATGCTATCATAGAGATGTTACAAAGTTTATCAGGATTTGGTTTGTGTAGAGCTCATGCTGTAAACTTAGGTAGATTGATTTGGGCATTGGCTTATCAAAAAGCACACAATCCAGAAAAATTTTGGAAGGCTTGCTTGAAACATTGCCATGGTTCTTATAGACGTTGGGTGTATAGAACAGAAGCCAAACGTGTGGGAATAAATGTTGTAACTCCTTCAAAATCTGATAGTTGGGACACACCACAATTTCAATACAGAAAGTATGGCTGGTGGTCAACAAAAGATTTTATGCCTGGAATGTACGTAAAAGAATTATATCTTGACAAAATTGAATTTGCAGGCATGATTGCTAACGGTAGAGTGTTTAGAGGTGACAAAGGCAAGTACGTAACCTTTTTGACTCTCGGAGTGGGCAATGGCCAATATATTGACGTTACTATTCCTAAACCTTTTTCATATCACGACCATGATGTAATTTGGGGACAAGGCACTATAAGACATTCAAACAATTCTGAATTTTTACAGTGTTATGACAGCAAAGGTTTCAGTTTGGAGAAATTCAATAGAGCTTAGATTTGGTAAAGCGTAAGCGTAAAATTTTTTGTTTGCGTAAAGCGTAAATTTTCTTTTAGCGAAGCGTTAGTTTAGCGTAAGACGATCTCTGACACCTTAAATACAACATTATTTTATGTTTAAATTTCGCGCCGAAGATCCTGACTACAGAAAAAGCATACGCAATCCATGGCGTCACACCTGGCAAACAGCAAGACCTTATCTGCCCACTGAACAATCTAGACTGCGCATAGCAGTGGATGTGGGCAGTAAATCAGGCAACTTTAGCAAATGGCTTGTACGAGCCACTCCCCGATACTACAGAAAAAGCATACGCAATCCATGTCCCCGATTTGATCATGTGCATATGTTTGACATGAGACCCAAAGGCAAGTTCTGGAAAAACGTGCCCAGATCATGCAGTACATTTAATAAGGTTGCTCTTGGCAATCGCAATGGAGTCATTGAACACTGGGGTGGCATCACAGGAGTAGCACAACCAGGACAAGTGGCCGATACTGCACAAGTGCGTACCTTGGACAGCTACGAATTCAAAGGAGTTGGTCTGATCAAGATCGATGTTGAAGGAGACGAACTTGCTGTGCTAGAGGGAGCAGAACAGACCATTGCCAGAGAACAGCCGGTCATTGTTGTGGAAGACAATCACACTGCAGAAGATCTCAACAAATACAAAACCGGTGACACCATCCGTTGGCTGGAGCAAAGAAACTATCGTCTTGTGGCCGATGACGGACTCAACAACTATATACTTGTACATGGCCAAAGCAATCAAAACAGTTAAAAGCAAAGAACATCTCACAACTCTTTTACATGAGCTG